GACATTTGAAATTGAAGTTATTGTGCGTGATAGTAATGGAAGATTTATCAAATGTTCTTCAATCACATTATTTCCAGAAGAATACTTGTAAAAGCTAGGGCATCCGCTTGACAAGGGTGATGCTTCTACGCTTAGAACGTTTTTTGATGAACTCATTCATGCTGACTATTGGTCCATGAACGATGTCTAGACTTTTGTTGTTGAATGTTTTGATGTATGGTTTGAAGATTGACCATTCTTCTTTTAAGAAAAGGTTGATAGGAATCGTTCTATTCGATTCCCACCACCATATATCTCCCAATTCTAAATACTTAGCACGTAAAATAGGGAGAACTATGGCTCCATAATCATATATGGATGTCACGGTATCGTCCCTATTTTGTATTATACCTACATAGTCTTGACCAGCGTAGGAACAAATAGAAATATAGGGATGATTCTCGCTCAGCTTCTTGAAAAAGTCTTCGTTCATACTCACATACATATTTACACCTTTTTGCCCAAAGTAATATTTTAATGAATAAATACTTTACTGAGGAGATTTAAGTGTACGCAACATCTGTATTCGTTTATACACAACGGCAAACTGTTGTACTCCTCATTGGAAACTCACCGAGGAAGTATATGCCTGTATATGCAAAACCATTAACACTCAACAAGGGTGTAGACAACCGAATTCAGTTTCAGTTCCTAAATCAGGAACAGAAGCCAGTAGACATCACAGGTAAAAGTATTACTTGTAGAATCCTTAACTACACCGGAACCGAAGTCCTGCTTCGAAAAGCATTGGATTTAGATTTCGCACTTACCGGTATTGCCTCACTTAAAGTTAATGCTGCTGACATTGAAGGCATCGATGCTCAAAGAGCATATTATTCACTAGAGATTCCGGTAGGCGAGTTTGACTATCCTGTATTTGTAGATGCAAATGCCGGTGCTCGTGGCGACATGAACATTGTTAACAGTGTGTTGCCGTCATTTGTTCCTTCACAGACAGTAACTATTCCAACTGGTCAGGCTTTCCCCAACATTAGTAATAGCAGCGGCAATACTAATCTTGTATACGATACAAGTATTATTAACACACAATCTAATCCAGTCCTAACTATTCAAACACGATATGACGAATATTACGGAAATGTTGCTATATTAGGTTCCAGTATCGTAGACGGAGACTTCTATGTGATTCAAGCTGATGATGACTTAGCTAATGTGACTGAAACTAGAGGATATACCATTCATGGATATCATCCATTCGTTAAGGTAGAATTTACAAGTAATTCAGGTGCGGTAACCAATATACTTGCACGATAACGAATTTAGTGTTATAGTAAATTAATGTTTGATATCCTGACAATTATTCCGGGAAAGAAGAAGCTTACCCAAAGCGGCTGGACTAGCTTCAATGCGGTCTGCTGTCATCACCGCGGGCACAAAGCTGACAAGAGAAGCAGAGCAGGCATTAGATTTGATGGCGACAACTGGAGCTATCACTGCTTCAATTGTGATTTCAAAGCTGGGTTTCAGTTAGGAAAGAGTATCAGTCGCAACACAAGACAGTTACTTGAATGGTGCGGCATTGAACAGAATCAGATTGCTAAGTGGAATCTAGAGAGTCTACAACAAAAAGACTTGCTTGATTTTATCAAGGTAAGAAAAGAAAAGAAGAAAGTAAAGTTCAAAGAACTATCGCTGCCGGATGCTGAATTGCTTGATACTACTAATGAAAAACATAAGGTCTTCATTGAATATTTGAGCAGCCGAGCTATAAAGCATGATGAGTATCCTTTTATGGTTACTCCTGATGAGCAAGGCAGAAATAGTAACAGAATCATTATCCCTTATACGTTTGAGGGCAAGATAGTAGGGCATACTAGTAGGTATCTTGATGACAGAACACCAAAGTTCATCAAAGAACAGCAGACTGGGTACGTGTTTGGATATGATTTTCAGAAGCCTAATTGGGAAATTTGCTTAGTCGTTGAAGGTATCTTTGATGCCCTTTCTCTTAACGCCTGTGCGCTAACCCATGATACAATTAGTGATGAGCAAGCAGAGATACTACGAAGGCTTAATCGCAAAGTGATTGTCGTTCCAGACTTAGATAAGACTGGACTAGCAATTTGCGATAGAGCATTAGAGCTAGGGTTTCATGTCGCCATTCCCGAATGGAGTGATGAGATAAAAGATGCTAATGATGCAGTAGTAAAATATGGCAAATTGCCGACACTGCTAAGTATACTGAAAAGTGCAACTAACAGTAAGATCAAATTACAGATGATAAGGACAAAACTTGCTAAAAGAATATAACACTGATATACAACGTCTATTCCTTCAGATGATGGTCACTAATTCCGAGTTGTATACTCGTGTCATGAACATCATGAATCCAGAAAACTTTGATCGTAGTCTAAGAAACGTTGCGGAATTTATCGTAGAGCATACTGCCAAATATAGCATTATGCCTGATATAACGCAGATTAAAGCAACCACAGGTGAAGCAATTGACCATATCGAAGACTTGTCTGATGGACATTACGAATGGTTTTTGGAAGAATTTGAGTCGTTCACTAAGCGTCAGGAGCTTGAAAGAGCTATTCTTAAAGCAGCCGATATGCTTGAGAAGGGGGAGTTTGACCCGGTCGAACAACTAATCAAAGATGCAGTGCAAATCAGTCTACAGCGTGACATGGGTACAGATTATTTCGCTGACCCTAAGGAACGATTGAACAAGTATTTCAATGCAGGTGGTCAGGTATCTACTGGTTGGCCCCAGCTTGACAGAGTTATGTATGGTGGAATGAGTCGTGGCGAGTTGAACATCTTTGCAGGCGGCTCTGGTTCTGGTAAGTCACTTGTCATGATGAACATTGCACTTAACTGGCTCAGTCAGGGACTTAGTGGGGTCTATATCACTCTCGAACTTTCAGAGGAATTGACATCGCTTCGTACTGATGCTATGTTGACTAATATGAGTACTAGAGACATTCGAAAGAATTTGGATGATACTGAATTGCGAGTCAAGATGGCTGGTAAGAAGTTCGGTAAGTATCGTGTTAAAGCACTTCCGGCACAGAGTAACGTCAACGCTATTCGTTCTTATATTAAAGAAGTGCAGATTCAGACTGGTATCAAGGTTGATTTCGTAATGATTGACTATCTTGATTTGGTCATGCCTGTGTCTGTCAAAGTCAATCCTAACGACCAGTTCATCAAGGACAAGTATGTATCAGAAGAACTTCGCAATCTAGCGAAAGAACTTGGTGTTCTTCTCATCACTGCATCACAGTTAAATCGTAGTGCAGTTGAAGAAATCGAATTCGATCACAGTCACATTGCAGGCGGTATTTCTAAGATTAATACTGCTGACTATGTGTTCGGTATCTTTACGTCACGTTCTATGAAAGAGCGCGGCAAGTATCAGATTCAGTGTATGAAGTCTCGTAGTTCCACTGGGGTAGGTCAGAAGATTGATTTGGAATACAACATTGAAACTATGCGTATTACTGATGACGATCCAGAAGAGGGTAGACAGCAACAGCCTACTCCTAATCAAATACTAAGTCAAATTAAAACTACGAGTCAAGTAGGTTCTACTAACGATGCAGTGCATAATACAATTGAACAAAAGGAAACTAAAGGTGTAGGGGACGCACAATCCGCTAAATTAAAGTCACTATTGAACTCACTTAAGAAATGATTTTCAGACTTAAGAATAAATACATTCAGTAGGATCTTTACACTATTATGCAAAAAAAGACTCGTAGCCTTTTAGAAGAACTCCAATCGTTCGGGGATACCCGTGATATTAATAATATCATTGAAAACCGTGCGTCCAACATTATTACTAGTGCTATCAATTTGATTGAATTGATGCAAAAACACTATCCTTCCGATAAGGCAGAACTGCTTGAGAAGAAATTGTTGAGCGCAATTAAGGGTAAAGATCAAGCAAGATTTGCAAAGTCCTTAAGGAAGAAACATGAAAATAAGTGAATTCAAAAAGCTTGAAGAACAAATAGAAAAGCAGAAATTAGATGAGCTTAGTCTAAGCAGTTTTATCGGAGATTTCGGATCAGCCGCAGTAAAAAGTGCGTTTTCTGGTAAAGGGCTCAAGCAACAGATGATTCAAGACATGTTCTTGAAAGATTTTTACGATGACGCTTACACTTCACTTGATAATGCAATTAAAGGTCGAGTAGTAAACCCTAAAGTAAAAGGAACTCTTTCACCCACAGCCGTTGAAAAGAATCCTGCTGATGTCAAGCCCGAACCGGGAGAACCGGGAGCTAAACCTACTCCCACAGCTCCAACTGCTTCAGGAACACCCGCAGTTCCAGGAACACCTTCGGCAGCTCCAGCTACCCCCGGAGCACCCGCAGCCAAGACAAGTGCTACAGCACCCGCAGTTGCAGCTAATAAGTCACAGCAGCAAACAACGCAGAATATCAATAACTACGTTAAGCAGGCTGCACAATCAATTAATCAAGCTACTGATAAAAATCAAAAAATTGCACTTACAAAAGAACTTGTAAACTCTATGGCTGACCGTCAAGGAACGCCCGAATGGAATAACGCTGTTAAAGGCGTTGAAGGTATTATTAAACGAGCAGGAACTGATCCTGCTTTTGCCAATCAAGCGGTTAATAATCTTCGTTCAGGTAAAACTATGTCAGAAGCTTGGCGAATCTATTTCGCTAACAAGTTGGTAGAAGCAGTAGGACTTACTTGGAAAGACTTAGGTCTTTCTGTACTGAAAGAGGGTAAGAACTACTATATTGCTGAAACTCGCTACGTTAAACTAAACCAATTATTCGAAAGCATTATGGAAGTTACGACGGGCGGTGTCGGTTTCGGAGCTACACCTGCTGGAACTACTGCAACAGTCGGTAAAGCAGGGTCAACTCCTGCCCCACAAAACATCAATCTTCCGCCTAATGCTACTCTAAATACTCCTACAGTTCCTGCAACTCAACAAGCGCAATCACGCGGCGGACCGCAAAGCGTTGGTCAGTATATACTAGCTTGGTTTAATCAGTATATGAATGGTGTAGACTGGAAAGCTAGTGAAGATACGGTTTTGCCTCTGATTCAGGCAATCGAAGATTCTTATCCTTCAGGATATAAGAATGCAATCAAAACACTAGCAAGAACTGCATTTGCGATTTCTAAAGCTTCACCTTCATTACCTGCTGGCATCAAAGATGAAACTGATAAACTTGATAAACCTGATGAAGAAGAACCAAAATCCGGTAGTGTTTGGGACGGGGTATTTAAAAAGCCCGGTGCAGATGCAGAAAATCCCGATGCTAAAAAAACTACAACAGAGTCAAGACGCAGAAGATGAGCATCTTAACTGAAGGTGGGGCAATGCCCGGTGTTGGTGCAATCCATATCGATGAGATTGAACCCACGTTGGATAGTCTAGAAAAGATTTTAGGCATTGACCTCAAGAACAACACTTTAGGTAGCGTAGGCAAGAAAGAATTTTCTGGCGATATCGATGTTGCTCTTGAAATAGACCCAGAGGATATTCCTGCATTCGTAGAGAAATTACAGAATATTCCAGAAGTGCTAGACCTTGCAAAAAGTTCAGTAATCATGACTAAGGTTAAGATTGCTAACTATGATCCAAACAAACAAGTACAAGGTAAACCAAGAACAGGGTATGTTCAATTAGACTTCATGCCCGGCGAACCGGGCTGGCTCAAGACTTACTATCACGCACCCCAGGAGAAAGATAGCAAGTACAAGGGAGTGTATAGAAATCTTTTACTAGCATCAATTGTTGCCCGCGTAAATCGTAAGGACTCAGAACAAAAACTACCCGATGGCAGAGCTATGCAATCAGAACGATATATGTGGAGCCCAACTGACGGGCTGGTAAAAGTATTAAGAACTCCTGAACCTAACAAGAAGGGCGATGGCTACACTAAGAAAAATAATAACAAGATTATCGACGGTCCATATAAAGACCCAAATGAAATTGCCAAAGTGTTGAAACTTGGTACTGCTGATAGTTTATATTCATATGAAACATTACGTAAGGCAATGGACGAAAATTATCCATCTGAATTAGTAAACCTTATGCTTAAAGATTTCTCAGAAAATCCTACAGTACGTGACATCGGTGTTCCTACTGATATCAAGCTTAGCGAGAGCGTAGGTACATCTGACTGGTTCAGAACATTGCTGGACATCGTAAAATGAGAATAGTTGAACTACTAAACGAATCACGGTTGCTTGAAGCAGATGCTAGAACTCCCCATCCTGAGGATTCAGTACTCAGCGGAGTGTCCTCTGCTCGTGATGCTGTTGATTCAATGTATCATGTAATTGATAATCCAGAAACACTCACTATCAAGTGGGACGGTTTCCCAGCTCTTATCTTTGGATACAATGACAAAGGACAATTCACTGTATCAGACAAATATATGTTTGATAAAGGTACTGAGTACTTAGGAACAAGCCCTAAGTTTTGGCAAGAGTATGATGCTAGTAGAGGCAAGAGTCGCCCAGATTTGTACGGTAGACTCAATTCTATTTGGAATGGATTGAAAGACGCGGTAGGCGCTAACAAAGGCTTCTTTTGGGGAGACTTGATGTGGGGCGAACAACTAAACCCGGTCGACGGCAAGTTCGTATTCAAGCCCAATACTGTAACTTATGCAGTTCCTGTAAAGAGTGAGCTAGGTAATATCATTGCTGGAACCAGCGGAGGTGTTGCAGTTCATCAGTATTTTGCTGATATTAGTTCACCTCCCGTGCCATGGAACGGCAAAGGTCTACAGAGTAACAGTCAGGTTGCTATTCTCACTCCGAATATGGGCATTGATTTTGCATTAGAAGCTCCTAAGAATGAAGTTTCGAATGTCAATCAAGCACTTGCTAAGAATGGTAAACTGGATGACTTCTTGAATGGCATGGATGGTGTGGCAAGAAACGCTCTAATGAAATACTTAGGACACACAGCAACTAGACAAACTAACTTGCCACTAGAGCAATGGCTACAAAACAATGTCAGTGGTAAGCAATATCGATTCTTGGTCGGGGAAAACGACGGTTATCTTTTCCAAAACAAGGAAGCATTAGATAATCTTATTGAATTGTACTTTGCTATCGCCGAACTTAAAAATAGTCTTTCCGATCAACTTGAACAGCAGGTTAAAGGACTAGAACAATCAATCAATGATAGACCGGGCGGCGAAGGATTTGTCTTCAATACTCCTAAAGGACTAGTCAAGCTAGTCAATCGCGGCGGCTTTAGTGCTGCTCATTTTGGTAAGAAAAAGTAACCCAAAACCGAGTTTTTTTCTGTCCGGCATAAATACTTATATGAGCTTCGGCTCACTTTTATAAGGAAATAATACAATGGCACAATTTACAAGAGTTAATGGTGACTTCCAGCAAGTTCTAAACTTAGACACCGGTGCGTACACCAACGAAGGTTCAACTTCAGCGATCGATTCGGCTGTAACTGTACAACCTCAGGGTCCTAAGCTTGACTTCTTCACCATCACAGGTAACGGTTCACAGGTAGCTGACAACATCAATGCAGTATTCCAGACTGTTCAGCAGCTTGCAACTGTATACATCTATGAGTATACTAACGCAACTGACGATACACTAGCTGTTGCTGTATATCCAGTAGCTGCATGGACTACAACTACACTTGACAACGCTTTGTCAAATGCATGGACTTCAGCAAACGTTGCTGTAACTGCAACTGCAACTTTCACTAACTAATAGTTAGTAAAACTACTACAACAAAGACCCGGAGGATTTTAAATTCTCCGGGTTTTTTATTACTCTAAATACGTGTATGTATCGCATATGTTGTTACACGCTGTTTGATATCACAAAGACCGGTGTACACAACCGTTCTAAGCCGATAGATGATTCAGTTGATGATTGGCTAAAGCGAAGAAATACACAATGCAATTTTGATACTGTGCTACAGGTAATTTCTCTCAGGTCACAGCCTGAAGTAACTAAAATCCCTGTCATGTGTCAAATGGATATACAAGATTTTGATAAGTTTGGATTCCTCTACAACACAGAAGAACCTTGCTACTATTGGAAATTCGAGTTTGAAATACAACACCCTAGTGTTTTTGAAAATGGTATTAAGCCATTAGGAGCACTATACAACGATTGTGAGGGTGTACCGATGATTAGTATAGAAGGACAGCATTCGGCTTGTCCTAAATTTCTAAACGTTTCTGTAGAATTACAGAATATTTATTTTGAGGTAGTATGACTAACGCAATTAAATTAGCTAACTTTATCGATTCGGGTCTTGACTCCAATATCTCAGAGATATTGGTTACTAAAGAACATGCCGGTCGATATACCTTGTTCAATAAGTATTCAATTGTACTTAATAAGCGCGGATTCTATACTGTGTTTTCATCCAAAACGATGTCATTGAGTGAGTTTTCTAGTCTTAAGATTGCTATGTCATGGTGTGTATTTGATCATCTTGGTAAATACAGCGAAGGCCGTAGATTAGAGCATTTAGATTTAAAACTGTGTAGTATTGCGATTGACATTGCGGTGCATAAAAAGAAAATCAAATCTTCAAATGATGTGGCTAGTAAGTTGATCTATACTATCAAGCTACAAGAGGACAATTTTTGTCGTAGACAAACCCTACAAGAAATCAAAAATTACATAAATAATTCTAGAGCATTGCAGGAACAAAAGTTTAGGGCAAAAGCTCCTAAAATTAATTACGTGTGATAAATACTACACAATCAATATGGAAAACTAACCTATGAAACTCACTGATTTAGATAAAAATAATGTTGCAGCAAAGGCACTTAAAGAAAGCTTTGCAGTTGACTTTGACATTTCAGGTCTAGACAGACCAAAGACTTTAACAATGTTAAAGAAAGTCAAAGGGCTTATCGCTGAAACTAGACAATCACCTACTCAGCATCGTTCGGAAACTAACCCGACCTATATGAAGATGTTGTTTATGGAACAGGCACTGTCTGCTCATCTTAAGGTTGCTAAGACTCCTCGCATCGTTTTTGAAAACGAAGAAGTAGATAAGTCACAGGTAATTCTTGCTGCTCAAGACATGATTGATTCTGTACAAAAAATGTATGAAGATGTTAATGATATGCTTGTCAAAGAACTTCCAGCACTCACTGATTCAATTCAGAGTGAAATCGGTGTTAATGAAAGTGATGCATTCAACACTGCTGCTACTGAGGCACTCAATACATTAAACACTGCACTACAGGCAGCACAGACTGGTCTCAGAGGCGCTCTAGGCGGTCTAACAGGACAAGCTGGCGCAGGATTCGATGCTGGCGCAGAAATGCCAGCTGGAGATGAAATGCCAGTCGGAGATGAAGAAGTAGACCTCAACGTAGATATTGATGCTGAAATGCCAGCAGAAGAACCTGGCGTAGAACTTCCTCCTATTCCAGATATGGATGATGAAGAAGACCTCCCAACTGGCGGTGCAGGCCGAGCAAAGCGATAACATATAATGTTATTGCGTGAGTTTGATAGAGATCAGGATAGTGCGATGGTTAGCCAAATCGTCGCACTAACCAATCAACTCCAGCAAGATGTTGACTCCGGTGAAGTAGATGCTGATAACTATACTGTTGACCAGCTTTTAGATTATTTTCAACAATATGACGTTATACTAGACGTTAATGACTTGTACAACATGGTACGAGTTCCTCCCTTAAAAGGTATTATTACTAATATTCAGGGTGATAAGGTTGTCTTTAAAGGCCATCAAGAGGACACTGCTGACAAGCCAGAGGGCGGCGATAGTGACAAGACTGTTCAGCAAATGGCTAAACGAGCAATGAAAATTTAACCATAATAGTTGCTTTTTTGTAACAATATGCTATTATGATATATGGTATTAATTAACAAATTCCCCTATAAAGAAATGAAGCGTGAAACGACTACAGAAGGTCGTAAGTATGTTGCACCAGACGGTGAGAAGCTTCCAAGTGTCACTACTATCCTTGACGCAACAAAACCAATTGAAGCAAAGAAAGCGTTGATTGAATGGCGCCGCAGAGTAGGCGAACAAAAAGCTAAGGAAATCACCACAGAAGCTGCCGGAAGAGGCACCAGAATGCATAAGTATCTTGAGAACTATGTTCTTACAGGAGAAACAGGTGAGCCCGGAAGCAATCCGTATAGCAAGCAATCACATACGATGGCGCATACAATCATATCTCAAGGCTTATCCAACTGTCCCGAGTTCTGGGGCACGGAAGTATCTTTATATTTTCCTAAAGTTTATGCTGGGACCACAGACTTAGTTGGCTTACATAGTGGCGATGAAGCTATCCTAGACTTCAAGCAAACAAACAAGCCAAAGAAGCGTGAATGGATTGAAGACTATTTCCTACAGTTGACTGCCTACGCAAACGCACACAATGAAATATACGGAACTAAGATACGCAAGGGCGTGATCCTCATGTGCAGTGCTGATAATCAATATCAGGAGTTTATCGTAGAAGGCAACGAGTTTGATGAATGGTCAGATCGCTGGTGGAAACGAGTAGAGGAATACTACACCAAGTTCATTTAAACCTGTAAAGATAAATAAGTGTAATTAACGGACAAAGATTACACTTATGGCAATTTTACAGATTTCTAAAATTCAACAACGTTCGGGTAATTTAGTAGACTTACCACAACTGGACGATGCAGAGTTTGGTTGGGCGACTGATGCCAAACGACTTTTCATTGGTAAGTCTACCCCTAACGAGAACATTGAAGTTCTTACTTCATACTCGCAGATTAATTTTAGTCAAATTAACGGTTCAGTTGGCAATTTAAATATCAGCAATGTCACTTTGGTTGACGGTCAAGTACTAGCCTATGATGGCAGTGAGTGGGTCAATAAGGGCGGGGATGCAGGTGGATTAATAACATTGGGCGATGTTTCTAATGTTAAGATCGACGGCGGCGCAATTGGTTATGTTCTTGAAACTGATGGAGTAGGTAATCTATCTTGGACACCTAAATCCAGTATTACTTCGTTTTTTGAAAACGTCACCAAAGCTGATCCAGCAGTAGTAACTACTACTCAGGATAACTTTTTCACTCAGGGTGCATCAATCACTGTAACAAATGTTACTGGAATGACGCAACTTAATGGTAATGTATATTATGTAGATGTTCTCACTTCTAATACTTTTGCACTTTATCATGATTCTGGCTTAGCAAATACAGTAGACTCTACTGGTTATGGTACTTTCCCCTATGCTACAGTTTCGGCAACCGACACTTTAACAGATCAAATTACAGTATCCGATGCAACACCTTTTACTGTCAATGACCCTGTTGTATTTACCGGTGATTTAGGC